CCTTCAAAAGAAGCAGGCATTGTTTCAAGTTCAACGTCTGTCTGTGGGGTGTCCTGTGGCAAGAAGTGCAGTGACATCATGTCAGTGTTGATGAACCACACTTCATCATTCACTGCATTGCCTGAAGGCTCCATGCTATCAATTGGGAATGCAGGCACCCCGTCAAGGGTAAAGGTTCTGATCAAGCCTTCAACACTCTGCACTTCAACATACTGAATGTCACTGCCAAGCACTTCTGCGATCTTGTTGTATTGCGTTCTGCTACACCAGATCTCGTTTGGCCGTGCATTTTGATCGGCCAACTGCGCAAAGACTTCACGGATCATTGCTCGGGTGATGGGGTTCGTTGCAGCATCCTTGATTGCAGGCTGCCACCAAGAGTTTGTCAATGACAGGCCTTCAAAGGTGCCTGTGTTTGTCATCCATGTCTTGACCCCTGCAAGGTTGTTTCCTGACTGGGCTTTGACAAGGTCATTTTCAAGACGAGAAAACAGGGCCTTCAGTTTCAATTCAAACTCAAGTGCAATGCTGTCCAAGTCACCCACAACAGAGTTGCCTTGTGCTGCATGGATTGCAAGCCCGTCCATTTCCATTGGGATCCAATAGCGCGCCCATTCTGCAAGTGCCTGTGCAATGCTGACATTTGTTGCAGAAGGGTAGGCATCACCCTGTGCATAGGATGCAGCAGCCCCTGCAGAATAGTACACAGGAAACTGTGCAGCGTATCTGCCACCCCTGTCAGCACCCATGCCCTGGAAGAAGATCCTGTTGTTGACCGACAAACGACCAATCACAGAATTGGGGGGCACAATGCTTTTCAGGTGACTGCCGCTGCTGTCCACCAAGGACATGACAATCTCATTGCCATAGTTCTGACGCAAGCCATTGGCAAGGCTTGTCAGTGTTTCAGTTGCCATGATTCACACTCCTACTTGTTGGCATTTGAAAGAATCTTCTTCAGGTTGCCCCGCAATTCTTTCAGGTTCTTTGGTTTGGTGCTGACACTGTTTGCACTGTGCCTTGCATTGTCCACTGAAGGGGCAGACGTAGCACCCTGAATTGTATGCAAAATTGAAAGTTGTTGCAAGGGGTTGTCAGCCTTCAAGGCTGAAAAAAGATCTTGCATCTTGCCCTTCTTCTTGTCTGACAGGTTCTTCACCCTGGCATCAAGCAACTTGCCTGCCTGTTCTGTGTATTCCTGCAACTGTGCCTTCAGGGCTTCATTCTCTGCCTGCAGGGCTGCAACATCAACCCCTGCCCCTTCTGCAGGTTGTTCTGTCCCTTCTGTGGCTGCTGCAGGGGCTTCTGCAGGTTGTTCTTCATCATCAAGGAACAAGGCAGCAAGTTGATTCAACACTTCTTCTTCTTTGGTTTTCTCTGTCATGGTGTGACCCTTCATGTGCTATTGTTTCAGGGCATCAGTACAATCTGAAAAGCCCCTGTTCATCCCCTCGAATAGGGGCTTTTTTATGCCTGTGACAGCAACTTCTGCAGTTCTGCTTCTGCCACTGCAAGGATTGCCTGTTCATCCTGTGGGCTGATGCCAAACCAGGGTGACATGACCTGATTGAAGGCAGCCTTTTCTTTTTGATCGTTGGTGACTGTAATGACTGCCCGCGCCCCTGTCTGTGTGGTTTCTATCCTGTCAAGAATCACACCCTGAACCATTGCCCCTGTCCAAGTGAGATCCCTGATGTCAACCCTTCTGTCAGCCCGTTTCTGACTGTAGGCCTTTGAATAGGTGCCTTGCTCGTTCGGAGTCTTTGAAGGTGTCTTCATCTTGTTGTCATCAATGCCCCTGCCTGCCCGTGTTCTTGTCTTGATAGCAGCAACACCTGTTGACCCTGCAACTTCAACGATTGCAAGGGCAGTGTCAGGTGACAGTTCTTCAGGGATCGGCAGTTGTATGTTCCTTGGTATCTTGATCATCTTGCAGCCCTGTTTGCCCTGCCTATCAAGTCACCTGTGGCAAGGGGTATGTTCTGACGTTCAACAAAGGTGACAGGCACAGGCACCCATTCATGCCTGCAGTTGTATCCGCCACAGTGTGTAGTGACTGCAAGGCCCTGGTTGTTGTTCAGGGCTGCAATCTGCTTTTTTGTGAAGGCATAACCAACACAGACATCACAGAAGGGCCTGTCAAGGTTGTCATCAGGCCCTGAATATAAGTACAAGACATCAATGCCTGCCTGTTCCATCCTTGCCCCTGCTGCATTCTGAATTGACTGCACCTGCCCTGACAGGGCTGTCCTGACAATCGTTTCAGCCTGACCCTGTGACAGGTTGCTGACTGCAGACACTTGTGCTGCTGCCACTGTCAAGGGGGTGGGCACAACCTGCATTTGAAGCAACACCTGCTGCACCTGTGCTGCAATGTTGTCTCTGACCCTTGCCACCTGAAGGGTGGCAGTGTCACGGGCTGCCTGTTGTTGTTCAAGAAAGGCAACCCCTTCACCTGCAAGGGCTGCTTCAAGCCCCCTGATTGAAGGCGTTTCAAGACCCCCTGTGTATTCAATCCCCAGGCCCTTCAACTTCTGCAGGGCTGCTTCTGTGGCAAGGTTCAAGAAGGGATCAAAGTCAAAGTATTTCTTTGTGCCTGCCCGATCAATCAGGGCATACACAAGTTCAAGGCTGACCTGTGAGCGTAGCAGCCCGTCAGCCTGTCTGTTGTCTCGTATCCACTGCAAAATGAAGTCACGCAAGTCAGGCAGTTGTTTTCTGTACTGCCTTGCAATCCTTTTGACCTGTTCTTCTGCAGTCTCTGTCAGGCTGTCAATTGACATCAGACAGGCCTGTCAAGGGCAACAGGGGTTGCATCAGGGCAACTTCTTCTTGCTGAATCAATGCAATCTCTGCTTCTGCCTGTTCCTGTGTCATGTCCCACAGTTGCTGCATTGCATGCTGCCTTGACAACAGTTTCTCCCTGACAGCAACTGCAAAGGTGTTGACCTGTTCAACAAGGTTGGCACCAGGGCCAAGGGGTTGATATTCAACCTGCACTTTGCCTTCAGGCAGTGCTTCACCTGTGAAGGCCTGCCACACAAGGCGCGCAACATCATAGAAACGTTGTTCGTACAGTCTCCACAGGTTTCGCCTTTGTTCCCACTGCCTTTCAAGGTTGTGCAGTTGAATTGTCAGGGCATAGCCTGAAGATGCAGACAGGGTGCCCCTTGTCATTTCAGGCCTGATGCCCAATTGATTCAGAGTCACTGAACTTGCTTCAAGCACTGCATCAAGGTGGCTCTTGATGTTGGCTTGCATGTCAAGAACACTGACAGAAGCACCAGGGTTGTCAACAGTCAGGATTGAAGCAGGGTCTGACATCTTCTGTGCTTTGTCACTGTCATCAAAGCCTATGCCAACAAGTTGCTTGAATGACTGCAGGTGTTGAATGTGGTTCAGGTCTGTCTTCTGAATGCCTGTTGACAACGTTGCCTGCCTTAGTTGTTCAGACTGCCCTTCATGGAACACCTGCCCGTCAGCAGGGTACTTGTTGTGAATGCAGACCCAAGGAATGACACCAAAAGGGTTGACGTGGTCAGGGTTGTCAGGGTCAGGCAACAGGTTGAAGTCTCTGTCATACACTGCAAAATTGCTTGCAGTCCACACAACATACTGTTCACCCCTTTGATACATCAGGAACTTCAGGCCCAGGGGGTCAAGGTCTGCAGGCATTGCCCATGCACTGTCAGGGGTCAACAGGTCAACTGTGATGACACCCCTGTCAGGGTCATACAAAGGCCTGACAAAGACTTCTTGACACACAAAGGCAGTCTGATCTGCAGAGAAGAAAGCCATGTCAAGATCTGCAAACACGTCAAAGGGGGCAGGGTCATTGTCAATTGTCCTTGTGACCTGCCGGGAGTAGATCGCGGCAATCTGTTCTGCAGCCTGCTTGAAGACATTGATTGAAGTGTCAGCCCTTAGTGCAAGCCTTTCATACGTCTGAGGCAGGAACAACTTCTGCAGTTCAGCGTCAAGCAAGTGCCCCCAGTCACCTGTGAAGATGTCAAGCAGGCCTGCAACGTATTCACGCCGATCTGTCTGTTCCTGTGACCTGACAAGGGCCTGCAACATTTCACTTGTGATGTTCATCTTTGCCTTTTCCTTCTTCTCTGTGCCCGTTTGTTCTGACGTTTCTTTGTAGCCTTCTGCTTGTCTTCTCTGTTCCACTTCTTGACAGTTCTGATTGCCCAGTTGACCCCGCTTGTGCCGCCCCACGTGCCCCAGGCAACGCGCCCCCTGTCCTTCCAGGGTGTCCCTTTGTACCTGTCATCAACTTCTGCATTCTTTCTGTGTCGTTGAAAGGCTGCCATTCTTCTGACTGTGGCTTCAGTCAGGGCGCGCCCCTTGGCAAGTTGTTGTGCCCTTGTCCACCCCACCCTTGTCGCGCCCTTGACTTGCTTTCTGCCGTACTTGTCGCGCCACTTCAACATCTTCTTTGCTTCTGCCACTGCAGCAGCAGGGGGTCTTGCTTTTCTTGTCATTGTCTATCGCTTCCCTGACCCATGAAAGTGCTTGCCCTGACTCTACTTGTGACCCTGTGCAATAGTACACCGTGAACCCTTCAAGTTGCAACAGGGCTTGTTTCAGGCAGTCCCCTTCATACCCCTTGCCCCTGGTGTGTCTGCCCCCTGACCATGTGCCCCCTTGCACTTCAAGAACAATGCCTGCAGACCTGAACAAGAAGTCAACCTTGTGCCTTGTCTTCAGGTCTTTGTTCTTGTGCAAGGGCTTTGTTCTTTGAATAGGTATCAACCTGACTTGCCGTTCAAAGGTCAGGCCTGCTGCTTCTGCCTGCCTTGCAAAAAGATCTTCGTACTTGCTCACAGAAGACCTCCAAACAAGGGCAACTGCACCCTTGTCACCCTTTGCTGACAAAGTTTGAAGTACTCAGGATCTTTTTCCATGCCCACAAAAATGAAGCCTTCTTCAAGGCAAGCCCTGCCTGTTGTGCCTGAACCCATGAAGGGGTCAAGAACAACGCCCCCGGGTTGTGTGACAAGCCTGCACAAGTACTTCATCAGGGCAAGGGGCTTGACTGTGGGGTGGTTGTTCCTTGCAGGGGATCTTGTGCCTATGTAGGGGTTGTCAATGTCGTCTCTGTTGCTTCTTTCAGGCCCTGTGCTGATTGCCTTTGAAAGGCCTGCATCACGGTCTGATTGATCGGCCTTTGCACAGTAGAAGAACCTTTGATTGCCCTGCAGGGGTGCCACTGCTTCAGGGCTGCCGTCGTGAAGTAAGTTTGCAGGGTACCTGTTGACAGGGTTGTCAGGTGAATCAATCCTGCTGCCGTCAATGTTCAAGCCCCCTGTGCCGTGCTGCAACACATTCTCTGCAACTGTGCCTGCAAGGGGCTTTCTTGCTACCGTTACAGGTTCAAAGGCAGGCTTCAAGGCAGTGCCCCACCCCTGCCACTGTTTTGCAATGTCTGTTGTTGGCACAGGTATGCACCTGATGTCATGCTTTCTGTTGCATTGACCAAACTTGCCCTTGGCTTTGTTGCCGTTGTTTTTTGCATAGGCAGGATGTGCAACATATTCAATTTCTGCCCCTGCTGCCTTGTCAATTGCCTTGCTGATGTCGTGACTTTTCGGGAAGCCTGAACCGTACACCCATGCAATCATGTCACGGATCTGAAAGCCTGCATCTTCAATGTTCACACACATTCTGTGTTGTGTCCTTGTGCCTGCAAACGCTAAAAGGTGCCCCCCTGGCTTCAACAGCCTGAAGCATTCTTGCCACACTTCAACAGGGGGCACTGCATGATCCCACCCCTTGTTCATGAATGACAATCCATAGGGGGGATCAGTGACAACTGCATCAATGCAACAGTCAGGCAGGCCTTTCATCAGTTCAAGGCAATCACCTTCAAGCA